ATTACAAAGTCGCGTACTTTCTTGACGGTTCAGAAGAAACACCTACGGATTTAACGGAATGGATATCAACTGGATCTTCTATGCTAGATTTAGCAATCGCGAATAGACCTAATGGTGGGATACCAGTTGGTAGAATTACCGAGGTAACTGGGCTTGAGGGGAGTGGTAAATCACTCGTCGCAGCTCACTTATTAGCGAACACGCAGAAGAAGGGCGGGTTAGCGGTATACATTGATACTGAGAATGCTATGAACGAGGATTTTCTAAGATGCATAGGTGTTAATGTAAATGATATGCTATATGTACAATTAGAGACTATTGAAGATATCTTTGAAGTTATTGAGAGTGTTATCGCTAAAGTTAGAGAATCTAGTAAAGATAGATTAGTATCTATTGTAGTTGATTCAGTAGCTGCAGCTACAACAGCTGTAGAGGCGGAGGCAGATTATAGTAAGGATGGATGGGCAACATCCAAAGCTATTATATTATCGAAAGCGATGAGAAAGGTTACACAAATGGTCGGTAGGCAGCGTGTTGCGCTTGTATTCACAAATCAGTTACGTCAGAAGTTAGGTGTAATGTTTGGTGACCCTTGGACAACTTCTGGTGGTAAGGCTATCGCGTTCCACTCAAGTTGTAGATTGAGATTGAAATCTATGGGTCAAATTAAAGCTAAAGTGAATGGCGTTGATGAGACTATTGGTATAAAAACTCAAGCGCAAGTTGTGAAGAACAGAATGGGTCCTCCTCTACGTAAAGCTGAATTTGAGATATACTTTGATTCAGGTATAGACGATTATGGCGGATGGCTCAAGGTTATGAAAGCTCAAAAACTAGTAGCATCAGGTGGAGCATGGTATACATACACTACAGATGCCGGTGGAGTTCATAAATTCCTATCAAAGGATTGGCAGAAGTTACTAGAAGAGCATCCAGATATTAAGCAAGAGGTGTATCTTAAGATATGTGATGCATTAGTAATGGAGTATAAATCCGATAGTATTGGGATAGATGATATTGAAATTAGCGATGAGCCTATACCAGAAGGGTAAATGAGTACACTTAGGTGTAATGGAGCCACACCGACGTGCGAATATTAGTCGGGGGGGTATCCCGCACTATACAGCTGAAACCAATGTGTACTCAAGAGCGCCTTACAGTGCACTAGAACGTATAGTAGACTAATAGCTCATTACAAGCAGGGGTCTTTTGATCCCTGCTTTTTTATAAAAAGAATAGAAGGTTATGAAAAAAGATTATTTAAAAATATTTGACAACTTAGAAGAGAGCCAGGATTCGATAGCTTCTCCTAATGATAGAGTTTTAATTATAGATGGACTCAACACATTTATACGTAGTTTTGCAGTATCACCGGTCACGAACGATGATGGTATACATGTAGGAGGAATATCCGGAACACTGCTATCCATAGGTTACGCTATTAAGATGGTAAAACCGACGCGTGTTATATTATGCTTTGATGGTAAAGGTGGAAGTCAACGTAGACGTAAACTATATCCAGATTATAAAGCAAATCGGATGGTGCGAACTAAGTTGAACAGAACAAATTCATTCGTAGATAAGGATTCAGAGAGTCAGAACATGTCTATGCAATTAGGTAGACTATTACAGTATTTAGAATTACTACCTGTACAAGTTATAGCCCCTGAAAATATTGAAGCAGATGATTCTATAGCATATCTTTCAAAACAGGTGTTAACTAAGAGTAAGATTTTCATAATGTCATCTGATAAAGATTTTATACAGCTTGTAGATGATAGGATAGCTGTATGGTCACCTACTAAAAAGAAGATGTATTTTAAGAGCGATGTGTTAGAGGATTACAAAGTACCGGCGCATAATTACTTACTATATAGAACACTAACTGGTGATAAATCTGATAATATACCGGGAGTACGAGGTACAGGTATCAAGACACTGCAAAAGCGCTTACCGGTATTATTTAATGATACACCAACAACTATCGATGAAATTATCGATGAATGTGCTGACTCAAACGTTAAGGTGATGCAATCGATACGTGAGAGTAGAGATATATTAGAGCTAAACTATAAACTAATGCAACTTAATGAAGTGGATATTAGTGGTACTAGTAAGCATAAGATAATGAATGTAGCAGACAATGAGATACCTAGGTTAAACGCAATGCAATTCAAGGTAATGGTAATTGAAGACACCATCGGTGGTCCGTTCCGTAATTTAGAATTCTGGTTACGTGAGAGGTTCGCAACACTTGATCAGCATGCAGATACTTTTAATAATAGTTGTGTAACTAAATAAAAATTCTTATATTTAACATATGAGTGATACTTTTCAAATATACGGTTACAATTTTCAAGTAAAATTATTGTCAAATCTGTTCAAGGATAAACCGTTCTTGCAACAAATAACAGATATACTAGACGCTGACTTCTTTGAGTCAGAAGCAAACAAATGGATAGCAACATCCGTAAGTGAATATTTTGGTGAATATAAAACATCCCCTACATTGGATGTTATGAAGGTTAAGATAGATGCAATTGATAACGATGTATTAAAAGCATCAGTTATTGATACATTGAAAGAGGTTGTTAGAAATTTCGATGCAGATGATATGCAGTTCGTAAAGGACGAGACGTTGAAGTTTTGCAAAAATCAAACACTTAAATCTGCTATTGTTGACTCCGTTGAATTACTGCAGCGAGGTGATTATGATGCAATCAAGTTTCGTATAGATGAAGCAATGAAATCAGGTACAGATAGAGACATCGGTCATGAGTATAACATCCATATAGATGACCGATTCGCAGAAACAACGCGCAAGACGACGTCCACGGGTTGGGAAGCTATTGATCAATTACTGGATGGTGGTTTAGGACCTGGGGAACTAGGAGTCTTTGTAGCACCTGCAGGGATAGGGAAATCATGGGGATTAGTTAATGCAGCAGCTAATGCAGTGAAAGCAGGTAAGAATGTTATTCATTATACATTAGAGTTAAATGGTGCATACGTAGGATTGCGCTTCGATTCTGTATTCACAGGTATTGCAGCGCAGAACTTAAAATTTTATCAAGAGGATATAAAAGCTAAAGTTGATGAGTTAACCGGTGATTTAGTAATCAAGTACTTCCCGACAAAGACTGCAACAGTTAATACATTAAAAGCGCACCTTGAAAGATGTACTATGCTAGGTAAAAAACCTGATTTAGTTATCGTTGATTATGCAGATTTACTACGAGGTAATGGTAAAGAAATACGACATGAGTTAGGTAATATCTATGAAGATCTCAGAGGTATGGCTGGTGAATATGAGGTACCTATATGGACCGCATCTCAAGCAAATAGGTCAGCACTCGATGATGATGTTATTGGAGCAGAGAAGATAGCAGAATCGTATTCTAAGATAATGACTGCGGATTTTGTATTATCACTATCGAGGAAGATAGAAGATAAGATAGCAGGGACAGGTAGATTCCATGTTATCAAGAATCGATTCGGTCCCGATGGTATTACATTCCCTAGTAAGATGAACATGTCAAACGGTCAAATCGATATATATGAGCAAGCATCTATACAAGGTAAAACAGCTCAAGGTCAAATGGATCAAGGCTCTGAAGCGATGAGAAAGCGGTTAGCTACTAAATACAATGAAGTTACACCACCGGTAGAAAAGTCAAAAGATCCTTTTGAGAATTTACAGTAAAGTACTGTCATATTGATAATTATTATTACACTAAAAATCTAAACAACAACAATATAAATAAAGGAATAAAATGGAAGTATCTAATCAGATCCTATCAGACATCACTGTCTACATGAAATACGCAAAGTACATACCAGAGCTCTCTAGACGAGAAACATGGGAAGAGTTGGTAACACGTAATAAGAATATGCATATCAAGCAGTATCCTAAATTGACAGATGAGATTAGAGAAGTTTATAAGAATGTATATGATAAGAAAATTCTACCTTCGATGCGATCTATGCAATTTGGAGGTAAGCCGATCGAAGTAGCTCCTAATAGAATATACAATTGTGCATTCATGCCCATAAGCCACATAGATTCATTTGCTGAATGCATGTTTTTACTATTAGGCGGTACCGGTGTTGGCTTCTCTGTTCAACAACATCATGTAGACGAGTTACCCGCAATCCAGCAACCGTATCCAAAGCGAACTCGTAGATTCCTTATAGGTGATTCTATTGAAGGGTGGGCTGATGCTGTAAAGGTATTAATGAAAACATATATGAACGGTGGAGGTTCAAGAATAGAGTTCGATTACTCCGACATCCGAGCAAAAGGTGCAATGTTAGTTACATCTGGTGGTAAAGCACCTGGACCTCAACCATTAAAAGAGTGTTTAGTAAAAATCGAGGGAATGTTAAAGGAGAAGACTAATGGGACAAAACTCACAACGCTGGAAGCGCATGATATTGTGTGTCATATTGCTGATGCCGTTCTCGCTGGTGGTATTAGGCGCGCTGCACTTATTTCGCTATTTAATGCGGATGATGATGAAATGATATCATGTAAATCTGGTAACTGGTGGGAAAATAATCCTCAACGTGGTAGAGCGAATAATTCTGCTGTATTAATACGTCATAAGATCACAAAGCAATTCTTTATGGATCTATGGAAACGCGTTGAATTGTCAGGTGCTGGTGAGCCAGGGATATACTTTTCAAATGATAAAGATTGGGGAACGAACCCGTGCTGTGAGATTGCGTTGAGACCGTTTCAATTTTGCAACTTATGTGAAGTAAATGTTAGTAATATAACATCTCAAGAGGATCTCAATGAACGAGTCAAAGCAGCTGCTTTTATCGGAACACTACAAGCAGGGTATACGAACTTTCACTACTTACGACCTGTATGGCAAGAAACGACTGAAAAGGATGCTCTTATAGGAATATCCATGACAGGAATCGGATCAGGAGCTGTGCTAGGTTACGATATGTCACAAGCAGCTGATATAGTTAAGGATGAAAATGCGAGAGTAGCTAAAATAATTAAGATCAATAAATCAGCAAGATGTACAACAGTTAAACCTGCAGGTACAACATCATTAGCATTAGGTACTTCATCTGGTATACATGCATGGCATAACGACTACTATATTAGACGGATACGAGTTGGAAAGAACGAGTCAATCTATCCGTACTTGAAGGAGAATCATCCAGAGCTAGTTGAAGATGAGTTTTTCAGACCACATGACACAGCTGTAATCGAGATCCCGCAAAAGGCGCCAGAAGGCTCTATACTACGTACAGAATCACCATTTCAGATTTTAGAACGTGTCAAGAGAGTAGCAACCGAATGGGTTAAAGCAGGGCACCGTACAGGTAATAATACTCACAATGTATCAGCTACAATATCACTGAAACCAGAAGATTGGGAGTTAGCAGGTGAGTGGATGTGGAACAACAGATCATCATATAATGGACTCTCTGTATTACCATATGATGGAGGCACATACACGCAAGCGCCATTTGAAGATATTACTAAAGAGCAATATGATGAGATGATAGAGTTCTTAACAGATATCAATTTAGCTAATATTGTAGAATTGCAAGATGATACAAACTTATCTGGAGAGCTTGCTTGTGCAGGAGGTAGCTGTGAAATCACTTAATGGTGATTGGATACAGCAACTCTTTATTAGAGAGCAAATAAGTAAAGATTATTATTGGGAGAATGGCTATAAAGTGTTTACAAAAGAATATCACTTGAAGCGAGGAAAATGCTGCAGCTCCGGCTGTAGGCATTGCCCTTTTAAATCACAAAAATAGTTGGTTATATTAAAATATTTTCTTATATTAAGTAAAAGGATAAGATATGGGTTACAAGAGTACAAAATTATTTGATGGATACAGCTGCTGCTTCAGACAGTGGCGCGCTGATGAAACACATTGTAAATTTTTACATGGTTATGCAGTATCGTTTAAAGTTACGTTTGAAGGTGAGTTAGATGAGAAAAACTGGGTATGGGATTTCGGTGGAATGAAACGAGCTAAAACATTAATAGATGGTATGCAACCGAAAGCATGGATGGATTATATATTTGACCATACTACTATTGTAGCAGAAGATGATCCAAAATTATCTGGTTTCCAAAATATGGAAATAATGGATGTCATCCAGTTACGCATCGTTAAAGCTACAGGAGCAGAAAAATTCGCAGAATTTGTATATCATAAACTAAATCATTTCGTTAAAGAAGAGACGGATGGTAGAGTTAGAGTCTCTGAAGTAGAGTTTATGGAAAACGGTAAAAATACAGCAATATATTCGGAGTAGATATGAGGATAAGTCACGAAGTACCAAAGCAATTATTTGAAGAGAGTTTACAATTTAATGATTATGACTACGCTCTCGTACATCTATTTGAAACAGAGCCAGAATATTTACAGTTCTATAAAAACTGCGTTAATAATAATCGACACGTTATACTAGATAATAGTATATTTGAATTAGGAGTTGCGTTTGAACCAGATGCGTATGCTGAGTGGATAAAGGAGTTAAATCCAACGGAGTATATTATACCCGACGCACTTGAAGATAGTGCCAGAACTATAAGTAATGCAGACGCATGGATGTATGATCACGCTAAAGGATTAAATGCAGGGACAATCGGAGTAGTTCAAGGTACCACATATGCGGAGTTATGTGAATGCTACCGTGCACTCGATACAATGGGTATTGATAAGATTGCTATATCGTTTGATTATAGTTACTATGAGCGCACAAATGCAAACTGTAGTAATAGATTGATATCGTGGATGAGAGGTAGACGCGATTTACTAGCTCAAATGTTAGCTGATGGTGTTATTAATATACATAAACCTCATCACCTGCTTGGATGCGGATTACCACAGGAGTTCGATTTTTATAAGCAATACTCGTGGATAGATACTATCGATACAAGTAACCCTATCGTGCACGGTATACGAGGTATACGATATACTAAACATGGTTTACTAGATAAAGAGAGAATTAAATTAGTAGAATTATTAGATACAGATATCACTAGTGATAT